CTGTGCATGTCCATAAAGTTTTCAAAGGCTGCGGTAAGCTCTGGTGCAACCTTTGGGCGCTCCTGCTCTATGGTCATGTTCAGGATTTCACGAGCATTATCGACGCTAATACATGGCACGTTTGCCATTGCACGTAACAGCGGCTGATAGTCTTTATGCTCATGAAGCGCCATAATCGCATCAGCGCGCGGCTTGTCCTGCTCTTCCAGTTTGTTTAGTTGATATACGGCCTCATAGGTTGATAAACCTCTGTCAGCCATTGCCCGCGCTTCGGCTTTAAATTTACTCGCCAGCGGTAGCGTCATGATGCTTTCATTCGTTGCCATCGTTCCCCCTGCTTATCGGGCCAGCGGCTGAACGGATACGCCGGAACCCGCAAAGGCGGCGCATTTTTTCGCATCGGTGTCGACGCTCTCAGGCCAGTTAACGGCGGCAATATTGAATATCCCCGTCTTGTAACACTGTGCTGATTTCTGCTTTGACGTGTCCACAGGATACGAAGTCAGATAAACAGCCTTGCCAGATTCCTGACCATCCCACGGCTTAAACTCGCCATTGTCCGCCAGCATCAGCGGGGTAAATTCCTGAATAACGCCAGCATCAGCGGCAAAATGTACCAGCGTCGTGGCGACCTGCTGACTGCCTGCAAATAACTCAATGTATGGAGTGTCCATAGAATCCCCCGTTAAGCAATTTTGACAGTAACAAATTTGCGAATATCTGCCGGAACCGGCTGCGGTGCGCTGTGCGTCTGCACGTACTCAATCGCCGGATCTCCGTCCTCAATCCAGTTTTTCGGGTAGTACATGTTTTGCGTTGCCCCCGTTCTTACTGCGTCCTGATCCATAATCGCACCATAGGCCACCAGCCCTTTATTGTTGGTGTTGCCCAGGACAAGCAAATCAGGCTCAAGGAAATATTTTTCTGTGCCGTCGCTGTCAGTGTATTTGCCGGAATAGACGATAAGGGCCAGATCACCAAGATAGCCTTTAAAGCTCACCACTTCGCCCAGGTTTTTACATGCCAGCTCTGCGGCGGATTCTGAACCACGGGAGAGATCGTACAGTTCACGGAATTTTTTAAAGCTGCGTAACATGCGCCATACATCAACGCCCATAATCATGACGTTTGCGGGGCAACCTGCCTGATCTGCGTATAGCTCAATGTCATAGATTGGATCGTGTGTTTCCTTATCTGCCTCTGACCACTTTTTGCCATGTCCCTGTCTGGCGATATTTTTACTTGGGATCTTCCAGTCGATTTCATAGCGCTCTATGCCTTCGCCCTCAATGATGTTTTTTCCGGTCGTTACCGCATTTACCGCCAGCCATTCCACGCGCGCTTTTATGGCGTTTATCTGGCGGCGCATATTGCCAGTAATCAGGCGCATACGGCGATAGGTAGGGTCGTTAAGCTGTGCCGGATCTTCTCCAGCCATGCGCATGATGGTTTTCGTTGGATCGATTTCGTGCTTTGGCTTCATGTAGCCAGGTTTAATCGTGCTGGTTTCGTACCCTTTATCGCGCTGAACCTGGCTACCCACCATAGGCGAACAAAACGCCGACATGGTGACTTCTTCAATGTCCAGGGTATCCAGCATGATGTTTTGCGTGCTGAATGTCGCCACGTTCGGGAAAAACAGCGTGGTAAACAGAGGGCTGAATTTAAAATCCGCAATATCCCCGCGATTCAGGTACATGAAAAGCTGGTTAGTGTTAAGTGCCGTTGCTTTTCCTGCCATTATTCACCCCCATAATTTTTATGCATCCCAAGCGCCGCAAGTAAATAAGAGCGTACAAGTGAACCTATCGACGGCTCCGGCGTCATCAGCGGATCCAGTCCAGCCGCCACGCCAGCCTCATAGTTTTTTTTGTGGCGCTGCTTGAGCACCTCCACGATTTCGGGGCTTATGTACACCGAAACACCGCCTTTTTTCTCTTCAGCCATAGTAAGAAATTCCTCTTCGACTTAAAAAATCATAACTGGATGTTCATCCAGCTCTGATTATAATCATGATTGCATTTTGTGCAATGATATTGAGTTGTGTTGCAAATTATGAAATGATGATCCCGATCATGTGTGTCAGTGCACCAAAAAGCCTCATATGCAAAAGCCCGATAAGCCACCTCTGACCTTATCGGGCTTTTTTATCTGCCTGCAAAGATGTCGAACAAAAATTAACCATAACCATCATCTTTTTTGCATCAAAACAATTAAAAACAATAAATTACGCTCATGATGATGATGACGATAAAATCACAAAAATGCGCTTTTTTCCGCGCCTCCCGCCCCGTGTT